GGTTTTTTCCTTTTACTCACTCGCTTTGCAAGCAACGCTCGTGAGTTCTGGTTTACGACCAATGCTTATGCACATCGGTTGAGGGAGTTAGAAAAACGACCGATGCGGAAAGCGGTTACAGTGAAGAGGTGGGATAATTGTTATGTGATAAATGCTTACACAAAAAAGTGTGCAGGTTTGAAGTCCCAGATGAGGGGCAATGTGATGACTTTATTGACGAAGCCATCGTAGATAAATTCAACAGCATTGGATGCACATCATTTCGAATTAGCGCGGATTCCATAAAAGGAATACTCGACAGACAATTAGCCGAACCCCCGGCTACTCTTGGACGAAGCAATGCAGGTTGAACTTCACGACACATACGGCGTTCTTCGGATAAAGACAAGTGAGTTCTTATTCGATTTGGAGGACTTGCCGCTCATAAAGGGACGCGACAGTTGGTATTGCGACAAGGACGGTTACCTTGTCAGCAGTTACTTCTATAATGGTATTCGACGCTTTGTCCGATTCCACCGACTTGTGATGCACGCGAAACCCGGTCAATGCGTTGACCACATTAACAAAAACAAAGCGGATAACAGGAAGAAAAACTTGCGATGTTGCGAGCGTTCTGAGAACGACAGGAATCGCAGCCTGTATTCGTGCAATACATCCGGTGTCGCTGGCGTCTACTTCGACAAAGAACGTAAGAAGTGGGTTGCCAGCATTACTTATAACCATAAGAAAGTTTACTTGGGAAGATACGCGGTCAAGGAAGAAGCAATCTTGGCTCGGCTGACCAAGGAGGTCGAATTGTATAAAGAGTTCTCGCCGCAACGAGGGCTTTTGGAATCTCTAAATCTATAGGAGGCAAACGTGAGGGTAATCTACAAGTATCCATTGGAGATTACAGCAGAACAGGTAATCAATATCCCGATGCTGTACTTCGATGACCGCGTTGCAAGATGCAACGAACAAGTTCTTCATGTGGATGTTCAAGACATGATTCGACCTTGCCTTTGGTGCATGGTTGACGCCGAAAACCAGACATACCCGATGAAGGTTGTGACAAAGATGACTGGCGAGGAAATCCGAGAAGATGAGAAGGACAAACTGAAATATGTTGGTTCATATCTCATCGGCGGTGGCGATTTCGTGGGTCATGTGTTCGTATGTTACGAATAAAACCTGAGTTTTATAAGGAGAAAATGCTATGAAGTATATGCTGATTGAAGTAATGGAGCGAGAAATTTCCGAGCCTGAGTATTTCGATACGCACGATGCGGCGCATGATGAGATGTGCCGACGTGTCGCTGAGGTTTACGATATCTCTCCTGACGAAGTCAAAGAGTCTTATCTTGAAGGCGAAGACCTGAATGAGAACGCCGTGGTTCTTGAGGACATTGCGTGGGCTGAACGGTATGGTAAGAACTTTGACTGGAAAATCTTCGCCATTGAGCGAGATACTCCTGCGCAGGTAACAGCTCCTCCTCTGTTCAATACCCTGAGATAACGATGATGCGGTGACGGAATAGGTAGACGCGCTTCCCGTATCACGATAGGTCACCCTAAACCACAGATACATATTCGAAAGGGGTGACACAAGTTGGAAACAAATAAACAAAATGAGATACGCAATGCTTATGAGCATAGCGCACAAGTCCAGTGTATTCCCGCTTCGATTAAAAAGACTACTGAGCACAGCGAAGAAGACCCATTGGTGGTCGCGCCGTATTGCAGAGTCAGTACGGACAACAAAGACCAGCTCGCAAGCTACGAGCTGCAGTGCCAGTATTACAAAGAATATGTGTCGAAGCATCCGGGGTGGCGGCTTTATGACATCTACGCCGATGAAGGGATTTCTGGGACTTCCGTAAAGAAACGCACGGACTTCTTACGGATGATTGATGACTGTAAAGCAGGCAAAATCGACATGATTATCGTGAAGAACATTGCAAGGTTCGCACGAAATGTTGTTGACTGCGTTGCCACTGTGCGTATGCTCAAGGCACTGGACAAGCCGGTTGCTGTTTATTTTGAGGATATTGCAATCAATACCTTGACACAGACCGGCGAGCTTCTGATGGTCGTTATGGCTGCTATTGCGCAAGGCGAGTCAGAAGCAAAGTCTGAGAGCGTGAAATGGGGGTTCCAGAAAAGATTTGAGAAGGGGCTCCCAAAGCTCGCAGACCTCTATGGGTACACCAGAGATAAGAGGCTGCTGGAGATTTACGAACCTGAAGCGAATGTTGTGCGGCTGATTTATCAAATGTTCTACGATGACAAAACGATTCCTGAAATCTGCTACATCTTAAACCAGCAAGGTATTCCATCCCCACGAGGTGGTCAGTGGACATACTCTACGGTAAAGACAATCTTGACAAATGAGAAATATTCCGGTGACGTTTTGATGCAGAAGACCGTTACCGTGGATATCTTTTCGCATCGCTCTATTCGGAACGACGGACGTGCTAACCAGTTTTTTATCCAAGGCTATCACGAAGCGATTATTCCGAGAGAACTTTGGCTTGAGGTGCAGCAGATTCTAAAGGGCGAAAATGTTGTTCCGGTTCCATCAGTTGATGAGGTGGCAGATTTGTCTGCATCTGATGTCCCTCGGATATTGGATGGCTTTTTTGTAATTAAACCTCGAAAGGATGGAAACAATGAGTATCTTAGACAACTTTGATGTGGTTGGTGTTCCTCGTACATTCAGTATTGCAGAGGTTCGAATCCTGAAGAACCGCATCTCCTTTAACCTTGCAACAGCTTCCGAGATTGGCTATCCGCCGTTTGTGCGGCTGTTTATCAGCAGAGACAAAACGCAGATTGCGTTGCAGCCTTGTGCCAAAGAAACGCCGAACGCGATGAAGTTCTTTACATCGGATTCTACGAAAGACGGAAAGCCCAAGAAGAGAATGATTCCGGTTGGAAATCGTGCGCTGACGGCGCTTGTAAAAGCCGGTATTGGTGTCGAGATGAATGTTCCGTTAAAGGCGCCGGGTGTTCGCTTCGCAGATGAAGGCGTCATCATCTTCGACCTCAAACAAGCAACTGACATGAATCAACCAAATGCTTGCACAGAAACTGGTCTGTGCCTGATTCCCACTCCGGCATATCCATTTGTTGAGATGCCGTCTGGATACTTCGCATCATAATTGCAGGTGCAAGCCTGCATACATACTTTGGAGGTGAACCCACTTGAGTAAGAAATATGATTCACTCGGCGACAGAATGAAAGGCTACGAGAATATTGCTCGCAACTATTTGACTCGTCGGATTCCAACCATTATCAGAGTGGACGGCAAGGCGTTTCATACATTCACAAGAGGTATGGAAAAGCCATTTGACCGCATCCTGATGACAACGATGCAAAATACAATGAAGTACCTGTGTGAAAACATTCAGGGCTGTGTCTTTGGATATACGCAGTCAGATGAAATCACGTTGGTACTTACGGACTATGCAACAATTACAACGGATGCATGGTTCGGATACAACATCCAAAAGATGTGCAGCGTTTCCGCTTCAATGGCTACGCTTGCTTTTTCAAATGCCTATGCTGCCGAGCTGTGGAAGAACTTTCCTGAAGCGATGTGCAGCAGTGACAATGGCACAAATAAGTACATTGAAACTCTGGTCGCAAAGATGGGTACAGCCATGTTTGATGCCAGAGTTTTTTCTATTCCAAAAGACGAAGTTTGTAACTGCCTGATTTGGCGTCAACAAGATGCGACTCGTAACAGCATTGAGTCAGTTGGTCATGCAAATTTCAGTCAAAAAGAACTCCACGGCAAGAGCTGCAACTCTATCCAAGATATGCTGTGGAAAGAACGTGGCATCAATTGGAATGACTTCCCCGTTGATTGTAAGCGTGGTTCTGCTTGCTACAAAACAAAAGTTAAAGAGACCGCTCCTCTTCTCAACGATAAAGGCGACACCGAAATGGTTGAGGTCGTTAGAAACCGTTGGGTTATCGACCGAGAGCCTCCCATTTTCTCACAAGAAAGAGGGTACGTTGAAAAATGGATATGACACCGGCTGAAGTTGCTACTTGTATTTGCGATATCTATGAGAAACTCGGACGTTTAGAATGCCGCCTCGAAAATACACGAGGAGATTTAGTCACCACAATAGAACGAAACAGGCAGCACACAGAAGAGTTCCTGAACCAGCAGACAGATATCGAAAACAAAATCGATATAGCCCTGACAACGGCTGCCCATGAATTGATTGAGTATCTACGATACCAAGACATCCAAGCTTTGGATGAGGAAGAGTTTTTGCTAAGGGTTCGGGAGCTTATTCGTGTTGAGCAAGACGAACGCCTTCCGTTCTAAGGAGGAAAAATATGAGTTGCTATAAAGACGGTGGCTGTGGTATTTATGAGATGTATTCTTGCTATGAATGTCCAGCAAGCAAGCCGGAGTACCTTAAAAGAAAGTCGCGCGAGCCGCAAAGATTACAGGCAATCGGAAACCTGCACGACGTAGCCAAGCAGATTCTGGATGACGAAGTGGTCATTCTCCTCCGTCAATACGGAACAACGCTTGCACCGGGACGAATGGGAGATGAGAGTCGTGTTCCAAAGTGGCTGCTCGTTCTTGCGGCAGACAGAATCGAGGAGTTAAAAAATGCAAGAACAAAGCAATAAACAGTTCTACATTTCAGATTGGCATTATGGTCATGCAAACGTGATTGCCTTTGATAACCGTCCGTTCAAATCGCTTCTGGAGATGGACGAAGCACTGGTTGACCGGTGGAATGCAGTGGTTTCTCCGGGCGATATTGTGTATGTTCTTGGGGATATGTTCTGGTGTAAGGCACAAGATGCTATCCCTATTTTGCGTTCCTTAAAAGGACAGAAGTTCCTGATTAAAGGGAACCATGACCGGTGCAATGACAACAAGTTCTTGCGGGAGTTTGTTAAGGTCACAGAGTATCTCGAAGTGAAGGACAGCGGTCGAACAGTGATTCTTTGCCATTACCCAATTCCGTGCTTTAAGAATCACTTTTACGGTTCCTTCCACTTGTATGGACACGTCCACAATTCTTTCGAGTGGAACATGATGGAGCATGACAAGTATCTGATGGAAGAACTGTACACGACACCTTGCCAGATGTTTAATGTCGGAGCAATGATGCCGTGGATGGACTACACGCCTCGGACGCTTGATGAAATCATTGCGGCAAATTCGCATAACGAGGCTGTTAGAAATAAATGATGGCTTGAATCACTTGTGCCACAAGGCTTTGAAAGGCGCTTGATGAGTGGTATTAGTGCATCATATAAAACAAAAGGAGTGGTCACTTGTGATTTACCTTGACAATGCTGCCACCACACAAATGGATGAACGGGTTCTTGAAGCAATGATGCCATACCTGACAACGGAGTATGGTAATGCAGGAACCCTCTATAAGTTTGGACGAGCTGCGAATGAGGCTGTGCAGAAAGCCAGAACGCAAGTGGCAGCTTTAATCAACGCAGAACCAGAGCAAATCATTTTTACATCTGGTGGTAGCGAAGCAAACAATTTAGTCTTTCGGGGTTTGAAGGACTATCTGAAGAGTATCGGTAAGACGCACATTTTGGTATCGGCTGTTGAGCATGATTCCGTCCTACGAGCCGCAGAATCGCTTATAAAAGACGGGTTTCATGTAGAGTATATTCCGGTATCCAGTGAGTGCAGGGCCTCTCCTGCTGTCATTGAGGGCGCATTACGGGCAGATACGGGGCTCGTATCTGTGATGTTTGCGAACAATGAAACAGGCGCAATCAACCCAATCGAAGATATTGGAACGATTTGCATGAAGCGCGGGATTCTGTTCCACACAGATTGCGTGCAAGCTGCGGGATGCTATCCTATTGATGTAGTGAAAATCGGTTGCGATTTCCTTTCGGTGTCATCACATAAGATTCATGGGTGTAAAGGCATTGGAGCTTTGTACGCAAAGGATAAGTCCAAACTTACACCCATTGTATATGGTGGTTCAGAGCAAGAGTTCGGGCTGAGGGGCGGAACAGAAAATGTTGCTGGTATCGTAGGATTCGGAAAGGCTTGTGAGATTTCATCGAAGAGTTTGCACGAAGATACGGTGTGGGTTTCAACATTGAAACAGCGATTTTTCATGGCGCTGAATGAAGCGCTTAAAGATACGGGTGATGAAAGCTGCGTCCATGTAAATGGTATGTCGATTCTTACACCCGGAAAGACAATTAACTTGAGAATGGACGGCGTTGATGGTGAAACGCTCTTGCTTATGTTGGACGGCAAGGGAGTTTGTGTTTCTGCCGGGTCTGCGTGTAGGAGTCACGAAGCAGAACCAAGTCACGTTTTATCTGCAATGGGATTATCCAAAGATGAAGCGCGGTCTTCCATCAGAATTTCGTTCTCAAAGAAAAACACGGCTAATGAAGCCGTAAGAGCTGCACAGATTTTAGCTGGGTGCATTTCAGCGCTCAGGGCGAGAGAAGAAAAGGAGTAAGGTTATGACGATTGAGCAAATCAAAGAGATGGTCAACGGTTCTGCTTATGATTTCCTTAGAACAAACGAGCACCTCGGGCGCAAGATTATCTTTCTTACGCTTGGTGGCAGCTATTCCTATGGAACGAACGTCGAAACATCCGATGTTGATGTAAGAGGGTGTGCGTTGAACAGTGAATCAGATTTGCTTGGTCTGACGAGCTTTGAGCAGGTCGTTAATACACAAACGGATACGACAATCTATGCTTTTAATAAGCTGGTGAGCCTGCTCCTAAATTGTAATCCAAATACGATTGAAATGCTTGGGTGTAAGCCAGAGCACTATTTCTACATCTCAGACATTGGCAGAGAAATGATTGCCAACAGAAAAATGTTTCTGTCCAAACGAGCAGTTCATTCTTTTGGAGGTTATGCGAATCAGCAGCTCCGGCGCTTGGAGAATGCTCTTGCGCGAGATAGGCTGTCACAGGCAAGAAGAGAGGAACATATTCTCAACTCTATGAAAGGCGCCGTTAAATCATTTGAGAGTCGATACACGATTTTTGAAAATGGCAGCATTGTTCTCTATACAGATGAGAGTCCGCGAGAGGATTTAGACCGTGAGATTTTTGCAGATATCCAGCTTAAAAAGTATCCGGTCAGAGAGTTCAATAGTGTAATCAACGACCTGACGAATGTTATCGGGACGTATGAGAAGCTCAACCACAGAAACCACAAGAAGGACGATGAGCATTTGAACAAACACGCGATGCATCTTATTCGTTTGTACCTTCTCTGCTTGGATATTCTGGAGAAAGAGGATATTGTCACATATCGTGGTGATGACCTGCCTCTGCTGATGAGTATCCGTAAGGGTGACTATCAACTGGAAGATGGAACATATAGACCAGAGTTTTTTGAAATGGTTTCTGACTTTGAAAAACGACTCAATTATGCAAAGCAAAACACGAGCCTCCCAGATAACCCGGATATGAAGAAAGTTGAGGAGTTCGTTATGAGTGTAAACAGGAGGGCGATTGATGCATAGGATTTCTATCCCCAAAGGTGCGCGAGCAGTTCTGCTGAATCTCCGATATGAAAACCATGAGGCATATGTGGTTGGCGGATGTGTCCGAGACAGTCTGCTTGGGAAAGAACCAAAAGATTGGGATATCTGTACCTCTGCTACACCGGATGAAGTTAAGGAACTAATGCATCGTCGTGGCATAAAGACAATTGATACTGGGCTGCAGCATGGAACAGTAACGGTTGACATGGGCACTGTTGGGAAGTATGAAGTCACAACGTTTCGAATTGATGGAAACTATACAGACGGGAGGCACCCTGATTATGTGGAGTTTACCGAGAGCATTTATAAGGACTTGTCTCGCAGGGATTTCACCATCAACGCTATGGCGTACAACAGTGCTGGATTGATTGACCCCTTCCACGGGAGAGATGATTTACAAGCAGGGATTATTCGCTGTGTTGGCAAGCCTGATGAGCGTTTTGAAGAAGATGCGCTTCGCATTTTGCGAGCGCTGAGATTCGCAGCGACCTATGGCTTTTCTATCGAAGAACAGACAGCCGCTGCCATCCACAAGGATGCTTGGATGCTAAAACGTATTGCTGCAGAGCGAATCAATGGCGAGCTTTGCAAAATGCTGCTCGGCGACGGCATCTTGAATGTGCTGCTGAATTTCTCAGATGTTATTGCGACGATTATTCCAGAAATGGAGCCTTGCATTGGGTTTGAACAGAACAACAAGTATCATCAATACACTGTGTACGAGCATATCGCCCACGCTGTTGCGAACTACAAGGGTACCGATGTGTCTGTTAAGGTAGCCTTACTACTCCACGACATCGGAAAGCCACAATGCTACACTGAAGATGAAAACGGTGGGCACTTCCACGGTCATGGGGTACCAAGCCGTGATATTGCAGAACAAGTTTTGGATAGACTGCGGTTCGATAATAAGACAAAGCAGGAAGTTCTTGAACTCGTGCTTTATCACGACACTATGATTGAGCCAACACCCCGCACAGTCCGCAAATGGCTGCATAAACTCGGTGAACGTCGGTTCTCGCAGTTTTTGGATGTGCGGATGGCTGATATTCTTGCCCATGCAGAGGGTACACAGGAGTCCAGAATCGAAAGATGCATTGCACTCGGTTCCATTATGTCTGAGGTTTTAGAAGCAGAGCAGTGTTTCGCATTAAAAGACTTGCAAATCAACGGAAGAGATATTATGAACCTCGGCATTGAACAAGGGAAACGTGTTGGCGAAATCCTTAACAGCCTTTTAGATGAAGTGATTTCGGGTGCTTTAGAAAACGAACACAATGCTTTGATGCAGAGGGCGGTGGAGCTTCTTGGCTGAACCCAAATACCCCAAAGGTGAAAGAATCTGGGTGGGATATTATAATGCCGAGCATGAGCTCTGCTTTATTCTTACCAGTAAAGAGAGCCGTGAGTTTTATTTCCTGTATGAGCTTATTGACGGAGAGTTTAAGAAGCTTGGAAAAGCACGGACACCGAAAGAGCTTGAGGATAAGTTCGAAGTTTCAAAGAGAATGAGGTGTGCGCAATGATGTCTGATTTTGAGTATGATTGCTGGCAGCGTAAACGTATTGCACAGCAAGCAAAGTACCGCAAGTGCGGAAGCAAGAGTAAGAAATGCTCAATGTCAACAGACCACATGACGCAAAAACAATGGAAGGAAAGGAATGGGAAAGTTGTGACCGTTAATTTGAACCAGCCAATTACATGGGATGACTTCAAGGCACTGACGGCTTCAATGCAAGAAGAGTATCTCAAGCACATGATGGAAAACTATGGCGCTAACGCAACGAGTTTTGCCGCCATGTTCGGAGTGCAACCACTTACGATTCGTCGGCATATCCAAATGAACAAGCTGAATATCAAGTTCCCAGTTGGTCACTCTATGAGTACAGCGCAAAAGGATGCGTGGGATGAATTGCTGCATGGGAAAACATCTGATGAGGATGCCGAAGTAGAAGTAGAAGATGTACCAGCTACTAAGTTGGACGAAGCAGCTTCCAAACAGAGTATGGATATGAAGCGCTTTTCATTGTGCTTTAACGGGAGAATTGATGTCAACATGATTGCGAATTCTTTGCTACATATCTTGGGCGACAATGCAGTTGGAGAGGTTGAAATTGTGTGCAACCTTGGTTGATTTGCCTTGATAATCTGTATCTTTGTGATAGAATTGAATTGAAGGAGTGGTCAAATGGATAACGGCTTTGACTTGAAGTTTATGTCAGACGAGGAGCTGCGAAACGCAATGGATGAGTTCATCGATAGCGTTAAGGACGATGTCGCAGCAGATGAAGAAAAGACAACGGTTTTGAATCCGATGAAGCTGCAGCAGATGCAGTTTGCTCATGCGGCACTAAAATACATCACAAAGGATTCTGACGTTGAAGTTTCCTACAAATTAAATACACCGTTCAAAACGATGGGAAGCATCAGTGTCGAGGGAGAGACGCTGGCTTTTGACAAACCGGAGTGGTTTGCGAGAGTAGCAGAGTTTGCAAACAACATGGAGGTCTATCCATTGGTTAAGAACCGAGTCCGTTTGACATTTACATTCCACGGTCTCACTAAACCGATTGAATAAGAGGAGGCTGGAATGGAGTACACAACTTGCAAAGACTCCGTCATGGAGTTGATTAGCGATGGTTCTAAGGTCTTTGGACGCGACTATAAGATTTCAGAAGAAATGCTTTCTAAAATCGATGAGATTTGTGATGGCGTGGATGAGTTGGTATCTGAAATTGAATGCGAAAGTGTCCATGCAGATATTGAAGAAAAAACAAAGACACTCCGTATTGTCATTGTGTGTGATGAGCTTGAGCTTCACGGGGGAAGAACCAACGGGTTCTTCAAGCTAATTACGAAACTGAACTCTTTTAGCTTTTCAAAGCAGGGTCGAGAGTTCATCAAAATTGAGTTGAACATTTCGAATGTATGGGAGCGTATGAGTGAATGAGAAAAGAAGAGGGCGGCTAAGAGACGCCTTGAAAATGCTGAGCAATGCTGCATCCATTGTGGAAACAGTCTGCGACAGTGAGCAAGACTGTATGGATAACTATCCTGAAAACTTGCAAGGAACAGAGAAGTTTGAGCGTATGGAAGATGCGGTTGATAGTCTCAGTGATGCGCTCGAAAAGATTGATGATGCGAAAGGACATATCCAGTCTGCGTTAGGCTGATGTAGTGGTGGCTTTATGGAACTTGTGATTGCTGTGATTCTCGGAGTTATCTTGCTCATTAAATTTGGGTCAGATAAAAACGCAGTGAGGAACACTCGAAAGGCGTATGACAAGAAGCAGCAGGTAATTTCGGAGTGGAAAAGTGTAGTGACAGACCGTAGCCTTGAGCAGCGACTGAAAAGCTTTATCCATAATCCAGACAATAAAGAACAAGTTTCTGAGGAAGTTGCTCCTGTATATGAGGGAATCTTCGCCGGTAAGCAACTTTGCGAGTTGTTTCCAAAAGAACGGTGGTGCAAACCAAAAGCAGGATGGACGCCAGAGTATCACGAGCAAGTCCAGCGAGAAGTATGTATGAAGAATTCAGAAAACGCGCTTAGGATTATGATGGCAAAGCGCGGGAAGATTTTGGACTATGACGCAGACAGAAGCGCGTCTTACAGCCCCAGTGTAATATCAAGTGGTATCTCAGCAGACTCTCCATTGACGGCGTATGTTCTTGTCTGGTGTGCGAAAGCCATAAAGGAGCATGGGGTGCCAAATGAGTTTATTGTTCCATCAATCGGTAAATATGGAGCAGGTAATATCCATTGGGAATTATAAAAAAGTAGGGCGTGAGCCCTACTTTTTCAATCCTCAAACAAATAATCTGGAAGGTCAATTTTTTCTTTCAGCAGCACCTTACCGCAGGCTTTTACAGAACGTCCGCTGTCGGCTGAGACGAAGATGTTTGTATGGCGAAGCTCTGGGTTTGCAGAAACCAAAACCAGATTGTTATTATCATCAAGATAGTATTGCTTACAATACATTGCTCCATCGACACAGAAGATGCCAACATCTCCAACTGAAAGCTCTGCGTCTTTTTTTACATATACCATATCACCATCATGTATATATGGGTACATACTGTTACCTTGGATATAAACAGCGTAGTCTGCTTCCTCTGGTACGGAGCTATCAACAAGAATCATCTCGAAGTCAACCCCGTCGAGAGGTACAGAGCTACCGGCAGCAGATGGAGTAGTATAGCGTGGAATGAATCGCTCGCTGTTGACCTGCTGAAAATCTATGACCTTTGGAATGACACGAATTGTTTTAGCGGCATCGACCCTTTCTTTCTCAAGTACACAGATTGCGTCAACTGCTTTTTTGCCATAGTTGTCAAGAGCTTGATAGCTGGACAAAAGTTTTTTTTCGGCAGAAGTGAGAACCAAAGCGTAGTTTGGTGTGCTCTCCAAATGGAAGTCCAGTAGCGTGTCTATCGATATATTGAGAGCCCGCCCGAGAGAAAGCAACGCATCCATTGCGGGTTTCTTAGCGTTGCGTTCCCAAGCGCGAATTGTAACTGTGGAAACACCTACTGCATCTCCAAGATTTTGCTGTGTGAGGTTCCGTTCTGCACGAAGGCTCTTTAGCCTCTGCCCGAAGTCCATGTTAAAGTCCTCCAAAAAAATAGCACAAGTTTTGATGTTGACAGACCACTGTGTTTGTGGTAGCATAAAACCGCAACAACTGTTTCTATTGACAGATTAACACAAACAACTGCTTCTGTCAATAATTAAAAAAGGTAGCTCGCCAATATAGACGAGCTACCACGAAACGCACACTGCCATGAACACCAACGTAATAACAGCGTGCAACGACCCGTTAACGACAGGTCGAAGTCATCGTTGACACCACTCAGCAATGACTCACTTGTAGTATAACACGGGATTTCTCGTAAATCAATGGAGGTTTTTACTACAGGATGAAGAAGATAGTCTCAGTCAAGGAACTTAAAGAGTATTGTGAAAACCATAAGCCTCAGCAGATTTCCTTTTACACAGAGAACCAGAGTTGGTATTGCGTCTCAGACCCATGCAAATTCAAGTTGTCATTCCCGGTTATGTTGATATGCGAGAACCCCAATATGATTTGCTTGAAATCTGGAGCAAATACCTTATGTTTTGACCGAGTACGTTGTGTCGAGATAGACACTGAAATGACCGTGATTGGAACTGTTTTCACAGTTTTTTGTGGAGGTAGAAACGACAAAGAACAAGAAATCACCTATACCCTGTTAGCCGGTTAAATATTTTTCGATGTTGTCTATATAATTGACTTGACTATGCCATATTGGGCGTGCTATACTCCAACCATCAACATAATTGTATTTAAGGGGTTTAGCGCATTGGGTTTTCAGAATCATAAAGAACGGGTTCCACAGATTGGTGAAGTGTATTTGATGAAGTTCGGTGGCAGTGGCAGCGAGCAGAGTGGTTGGCGTCCGGGCGTCGTCTTCCAGAACAACATGGGGAATGCATACAGCCCCAACATCATCGCACTCCCACTTACCAGTTCGCTCAAAAAGACGAACCAACCTACACACGTTATCATCAAAGCAGCAGATAGTGGGCTTCGCAGAGACAGCATGGTTCTTTGCGAAAACCCAGAGCGTATGTCTAAAGAACGCCTCGGGCAGTACATCACTACGTTGTCAGAGGAGCACATGAAGCAAGTTGCCGAAGCAAACTTGCTGGCGACGGGTGCAATCGCCTATCTGGACATCGAAGCGCTGCTTGCTGTGTGGAAGAAAGCCGCAGCCCTAAACGCTGTTGTACCAGCATAATGCTACATACTAAGTAGGAGGCTCGCTATGTACAATGCGGAGTTAAAGTCAAGATTCGTTAAGGACTATACCAAGAGTATCAACACGGCTAACGTTGCCACAACTGTTTTCGAAGCGTTTGAACCGTATGAAACTTCGTGGAATGCAGACCTCTGTACAAGAGACAGAGAAGAACTGCAGCCAGCTATCGATGAGATACTTGCACTGCGCTCCAGAAGCCAGTGGATGTCTCTCACGATATTAAAAGAGTATGTAAAATGGTGTATTGCCATGAAGGTTCCAGACGCTTGCGATGGGATGCTTAATATTGAGGCAGCGGGGTTAGCAAAAGTTAGGCGGCAGATGGTCTCAAGTCCACTCCATCTTCAACGTATTCTTGATGAGGTCTTTGACAAAGAGAGCGAAGAGACAATCGATGTCACCTACCGTTGTTATTATTGGATGGCTTTTGGTGGCATCAAAGAAGATGATACACTTCTCGTAAGAGCGTCTGATATTGACTTCGCCAACATGGAAATTGTCTATCAAGATACGCACGTCCCGCTTTATCGTGAAGCACTGCCAGCGTTCCATAAAGCAGCAGAACTCAATAGCTTCTGCTACAAGAATCCCAATTACTCTCGAACGATTACACGAGATAGAGTTTCTGGCGATACTTTGATGCGTGGTATTCGCGCAGTAAAAAAGACCGCGACACTTCGTTCAATTTTATCTAAGAAATCAGCAAAAGCCATTGAAGATGGACTCACCCAGCAACAACTTAGTTTCTACAGAGTATGGATGTCAGGGTTATTCTACAGAATGTACGATAGAGAACGAGCCGGTATTCCGGTCGATTTCTCAGAAGCAGCAACAGACTTTGTCGCTGACAGAACTTATGTGCTCAACGGAAGAATCAAGTTGGAGCACAAGCAGAACCGCATAGAAAAAAATTATATGGAAGATTATCAGCGTTGGAAGCTGGCGTTTTCAATCTAACGAAGCGAATGAAGAGATTCCCACAGAAGTGGGTTTCTCTTTTACATATATCAACATAATTAAATAACATACATTGCCGAACGGCTTAGGTATAAATCTGGAAAGAAAGGAGAAAGTGTATGGCTTTCAAGAAGACAAAGCAAGAGGCATTGGACTTGCTGCAGGAAAAGGAAAAGCGTCTGGCTGAATTGACAGAAGAGTCCGCATATGCGGTTCAGATGGTTCAGAACACCATTGATAATCTGCAAGCGGTCAACAGTGACATCCAGACCACGATGGATGAAATCGATACATATATGCAGCGGTTGAATGATACTCGCAGCAGCCTCAGCACCACTCACGACAAGAATGAAAAAATCATGCAGAACTTCGCCAAGCTGTTGTGCGTTGATTAAGGAGGAGATTCATTGAGCGAATTAAAGGAAAGATTCCTCGCGGTCTACAAGGAAACAGTTACGCGAGAGGGTTCGGATTCTTTACTGGACTGGCTCGAACATTCTGATTTCTTCGTGGCACCGGCTTCGACAAGGTATCATGGATGCTATGAGGGTGGGCTTTTGCAACACTCTCTTAATGTTTATGATTGTTTGAAAATCGGAATCGAGGCAGCCGGACTACAAGGCACCTATAGCGAGGAAACAATCGCAATTGTTTCTTTGATGCACGACCTTTGTAAAGTCAACTACTACAAAAAGGGCTTTCGGAATGTCAAAGATGAAGAGACTGGGCAGTGGTATAAAAAAGAGGTTTATGAGGTTGATGAAAAATTTCCCTGTGGAGAACACGCAGATAAGTCTATTATCATCCTTCAGAATTTCATTCGCCTTGAGCCAGAAGAAATCTTGGCAATTCGTGCCCACATGGGCGGTTGGGACACCGCAGTAAAAGGTGGTAACGCTTTCATTGGTAAGATTTTTGAGCGTAGCAAACTGGCGCTCCTGTTGCATCTTGCCGACATGGGAGCGACATATTTAATGGAGGGGTGAAATGGCAGAACAGATGAACATTTATCAGAAACTTGCCAGAATCAGAAAGCAAGTGGAGGTCATCCAGAAGAACAAGAGTGGCTACGGTTACAAGTATGTTTCCGAGGATGAGATTCTCGCAAAAATCTCGGTATTTATGGATAAGTATGGTCTGTCTCTGATTCCGAATATCAAGCAGGGCAGCACAATTGTGTCCCCATATACATACAAAAAGACCAAGACTACCGGCAAGGGTGATATCTATGAAGAAAACAACAACGAGGTCTTGGTTAGCGCAGATATGATGTGGTCTTGGGTTGATAACGACAACCCGGAAGAGCGTATCGATGTTGAGTGGGCGCTTGTTGGGCAACAGGGAGATGCTTCTCAGGCATTTGGCTCTGGTTTGACATATTCGAATCGTTATTTCCTGCTCAAGTTCTTCAATATTGCTACACCTGATGCAGACCCTGATGCATTCCGTAGCAAGCAGAGAGCGGCGGAAACAGCAGAGGACAAAATGATTGCCGAGCAAATCATTCAGAGTTTTGATGAGACACTGAAAGAGTATCTCAGTGTGCATAAGGATAAAACAGACGATGTTAAAAAGTTTGTATCCAAGTACGCAAAGGGCGGCAACTACTTTGCAATTACAGAGTCCGTGTTGGCAGGAAAACTTCTGTCGGATTTCAAGGAAACGTTTAAGATTGAGGAGTGATACACTATGGGTTTTCGTACAGGTGCCTATGCAAAAATTTGGGAAGTAACTCCCATGAGCGACACGAGCACAAAGGTTCGGTTGTCGGTCAGCAGAAAGAACAAGCAGACCAATGAGTACGAGCAAGACTTTTCTGGTTTTGTTCTTGCCATTGGGACTGCGGCGGCAAAGAAAGCAGCTTGTCTGAAAGAGGGCGAGCGCATTAAGCTTGGAGACGTTGATGTCACGACGAAGTACGACAAGGAGAAAAAGGTGACGTACACCAACTTCAAGATGTTCTCCTTTGAAGTTGAGGGCGACGAGAGTAGCTCTCAAACCACAGACCCTCAGCCTACGGTTGATGATGGCGAAATTGATGACAGCCGGTTGCCATTCTAAGGTAATCGCCTATGGGAGAAGTAAACTACGCACCACTCATTGATGACATGGTGTGGAGCTACTCACGAATAAAGGCTTTTGAGGATTGCCCGTATAGGTGGTACTTGAAGTACATAAAGAAGTTTCATGGTAAGGATATGTTCTTTTCAAGCTATGGTACTTTTATGCACAAGCTTATTGAGTTGTATCACAAAGGTGAAAAAACGCCAAGGCAGATTGTCGATATGTACTTGCAAGACTTCAAAACTGAAGTTGTGGGACGTGCTCCAAACAGGAAGGTGTTCAGTAGTTACTTTACTGGCGGCTTGCAATATCTTAAAGCACTTCAGCCATTCCCGTATGGCATGGTTGGTGTCGAAAAGAAAGTTGACTTCGTAGTAAACGGTATCCCGTTTGTTGGTTACATAGACTTCCTTGGGGAAAAAGATGGTGACCTATATGTCGTAGACAACAAGTCGAGGATTTTGAAACCACGAAGCAGCAGAGCAAAACCAACTAAGGCTGACGAAGAGTTGGATGCTTATTTAAGACAGCTTTATATCTACTCTGCGGCAGTTGAAGAAGAATATGGTAAGACGCCAAAGAGTCTTTGCTTCAACTGCTTTAGAGATAAGCTGTTTATTATAGAGCCATTTAAGGAACAGGCATACGCCGAATCTAAAGAATGGCTTGCGAAGAGCATCGGAAAGATTCGTGAGGAATCAGATTTCAAACCATCAGTAGAGTTTTTCAAATGCACACACCTGTGTGAAATGCAGGATATGTGTGAGTATTACGAGTTGATGAGAAAGAGGTGATGAATTATTAGGGCAAGTGAAGACATGGCAAGGGTTGAGAGCGAAGCTGGCATTATCGCTACGCTGATTCATCACCCGGAGTTCTCATATTACTCAGAGCAACTGTTGCCAAACCATTTCACTAACGAGGAGAACCGCTATATCTATCAGGCAATTTGTTCTCTTGCACGAGACGGGATTACGACGATTGACCCGTATAACATTATCCAAGCGCTGTCTGCGAAAGAAGCGACAAGGCGTTTTGCAGATGAGCTCAGTATCGACCAGCTCTATACATTGATGGACAACAGTGACAGCATTGCTCGAAATACTGTTGAAGAGTACAAGTTGCTTGTCAACAATGTTATGGATGCGGCTTTTAGGCGGGATACTTTTCAGCAACTCAAAGAGTGCCAGAAGCTTTGCACTCAGCCGTCCGAAGAAAACATCGAACAGAAAATCTACAAGATGCTGGATGATGTGATGATGGAGTTCTCAGCAACAAACGAAGTCCCACCATACAAAGATGTCGTAGATAAATGCTGGGAAGAAATCAAAGGTAGGCAAGGCGCTGGATACGCAGGTATTCCCTTTAAGTTTCCTGCATTGAACGATTATGCGACCATTGAGCGTGGAGAACTGTTCATCTTTGGCGCAGAGCAAAAGCAGGGCAAGAGTATGATGCTTTTGAATTGTGCAGTTGACTTGCTGAAGCAGGATTACGCAGTCCTCTATCTGGACAGTGAGCTAAATACGCGACTGTTTACATCAAGAATCTTGGCACACCTATCTGGTATTGAGTACAAGCGATTGACATCTGGCAATTATAGCGACGAAGAGGAAAAGCGTATTCTGGATGCAAAGGAATGGTTAAAAACGCGCAAGTTCACCCATATCTATATCCCAATGTTTGACCAACAGAGTATTTTTACGGCTGTGAATAAGGTGAAACATACGCAAGGGCTTGATGTTCTTATTGTTGATTACTTCAAGGGTAAAGGCGAGGGCGATGCGTTTGACAGCTATCAAGAGCTTGGCAGATTTGTAGATATGGTGAAGAATCAGATTTGCGGTGAGATGAATATTGCTGGTATTGGCGCCGCTCAAGCAACCATTACCGGTAAGCTTGCCGATAGTGCAAAGATTGCTCGTAACGCATCAACCATTGCAATGATTTCCGATAAAACCCCAGAGGAAATCGAAGCTGATGGTGCCGAGTGCGGCAACAAAAAACTCCGTGTAACTGTAAACCGTAATGGTATGCAGATGACGCAGGACGAATACATAGATTTGCTGTTCGATGGAAATCACATACTCTATGAACAGGCAAAACAGCATATTCCACAGACACCTTTTTAACCTATCAACATAATTAAATAAAATACGGAAGGAGGAGTGGGGGTGGAGCTATCTGAGCTGATTGAATCAGTCGATATCCTTGAATATATCTCGCAATATACAGAGTTCACAGAAAAGAACGGAGAATATTGGGCATTGTCGCCATTCAAAGATGAGAAAACCCCCTCCTTCTCCGTTCGTAAGGAAACAAACTCATTCTACGACTTTTCATCGGGTATCGGCGGTAACGTACTGACATTCATTCGGTATTACGACAAGTGTGGTTATGCTGAAGCTATCGAAAAACTGAAAAATTACAGCGGAGTCGATGGTAATGTGGTCGCCAGAAAGAAATTGGCGACAGTTGAGGTCGCCAAGAGGTTTATGCCGCCGAAAAAAGTGCAGAAGCAGTCAAAATCAACTGTGCTTCCAGACGATTATATGGAACGGTATGAAAAAAGACCGGACAAATTAGCTGTTTGGGAGCGCGAGGGTATATCCAAAGGTTCACTCGACAAGTTTGGCGTGTACTACGACAGCTTTTCGGATAGATTGGTCTATCCAATACGGAATCCAGATGGAAAAATCGTAAATGTAGGTGGTAGAACGCTTGACCCGGCATGGAAAGAAAAAGGTTTGCGTAAATACACCTACTTTATGGCGTGGGGTGAGCTGAAAACTATTTATGGTCTTGCAGAAAACATGGAGGGCATCAGGGAAAAGGGAGAAATCATTCTTTTCGAAGGATGTAAGTCAGTTTTACTCGCAGATACATATGGGGTACAAAACACTGGTGCGATTTTGACATCGCATCTTAATCCGAATCAGATGAAACTGCTGGTCTCCCTTGGGTGCAGGGTGGTTTTCGCCCTTGACAAGGATGTTTGCATCAGGGACGACCACAATATCAAGCGGTTAAAGCAGTTTGTCAACGTTGAATACATTTGGGACAAGGAAGATTTGCTTGGCGATAAGGACAGCCCTGTCGATAGAGGTCAAGACACTTGGAAAAAACTCTACGACGGGAGGCTGTCATGGCGATGAGCAATCAATACACCCTATACCACTTGCATAGTGACCTTTCAAACGGTGTTACCAACATTGACTCCGTTACAAAGTACGGCGAATACATAGAGCGTGCCAAAGAGTGCGGCATGAAAGCAATGGCGTTTACGGAGCATGGCTCTGTTTTTGAGTGGTGGCACAAGAAAAGTGCTATCGAAGCTGCTGGAATGAAGTATATCCACGGCATCGAGGCATATCTTACGCTTAACATCGACGAAAAAATCAGAGACAACTACCACTGTGTCTTGCTTGCGAAGAACTACGACGGGCTCTTAGAACTCAACAGCCTTGTGTCTAAGAGTTTCTGCAGAACCGACAACCACTTTTACTACGTCCCACGAATCACGTTCAACGAATTGTTTGCGACATCTGACAACATTATCATCACTACGGCTTGCGTCGGTGGCGTTCTCGGAAAAGGTGACGAACAGGTTCAGCAGTATTATCTGGATTTTCTTGAACGAAATAAGCACCGCTGTTTCTTAGAAGTCGGTCACCACATGGATGAGAAGCAGGTCACCTACAACGAAAAACTGTTATTGCTTAGCAAGAGTACCGGTGTCCCTTTGATTGCAGGAACTGATACGCACGTCCTCAATGCAGAGCATGAAAAAGGAAGAAGCATCTTACAGGCATCTAAAAACATTACGTTTGATGGTGAAGAACGTTGGGACTTAAAGTTTAAGACTTATGACGAGTTAGTTGCTGCATATAGAGAGCAAGGGTCGCTTCCAGAAGCAGAATATATGCAAGCCATTGAAAACACCAATGTGATGGCAGATATGGTAGAGCCGTTTGAATTAGATAGAGGTACAAAGTACCCACATATCTACTCTGAACCCGAGAAGACGTTCCGTGACAAGATTCAGACAGCAGTTGAGAACCACCCATATGCACTCAAACATCACACAAAGGAAGAGTTGCAGAAAACTATCGATGAAGAGTTCGATGTTTATAAGGCAACGAAGTCAATTGACTTTATGCTGCTCCAAACTTACTTGCGTGAGTGGGAAAAGCAAAACGATATCCAGTGCGGCTATGGTCGTGGCTCAGTTTCAGGTAGCATGATTGCGTATCTCTTGGGGATTACGCAGATGGACAGTATGAGGTATGGTTTGAACTTCTTCCGCTTTATGAATCCGTCCCGTGTTACAAATGCTGATATTGACACGGACTATTCTGGCAAGGACAGAGAAACAATTAAGCGGTTCCTGCTTAAAGATAAGATGAATCTGCCGAGTATTCGTTCAGCAGAAATTATTACCTTTAATACCATTGCACTCAAAGGCGCAATCCGCGATGTTTGCCGCGCTCTCTATAAAGACCGCGCAGACATGAACTATCTTCAAGTGGCAAACCACATCTGCAAAGAAGCGGAGCTCCATGAAGATGCTATCCGAAAGAAGTATCCAGATGTCTTCAAGTATGTAGATATCGTTAATGGAACAATCGTCTCCATCGGTACACACCCGAGTGGAGTCCTTATCAGTGACCTACCTATTGACCAAACGGTTGGTCTGTGCAGTATCTCCACATCCGAGTATCCGGTATCCATGATTAACATGAAAGAGCTGGACGACTTGATGTATGTCAAGCTTGACATCCTTGGCTTGGATAATATCGGTGTCATCAACGATACCTGTAAAATGCTTGGGATTGAGCGATTGACGCCAGACAACACTGATATGGAGGATATGAATGTGTGGAGAAGTATCCGAGACGATACGACGCTTATCTTCCAATGGGAGTCTGACAGCGCACAGCATTATCTAAAGCAGTTCATGTCTGATGCCACGCTCGATATTGCTCGGTCAAAGATTCCAAATTTCTCAATGCTAAAATGGATGTCATTTGGAAACGGCTTGCTCCGACCTGCGTGTGCCAGCTTCCGTGATAGTGTAGCCAAAGGCGAGTTTTACGATAACGGTTTTGACGCACTGAATGAGTTCCTTGCTCCAGAGGCAGGACGAATCGCAATGCAGGAAACCATTATGCAGTTCTTGGTTAAGTTCTGCGGCTACTCAAGCGCGGAATCAGACAACGTCCGCCGAGCGATTGCCAAGAAAAAAGGAACAGAAAAGCTCTTGCCGGAGATTGAAGAACGCTTTGTGGCTTATTGCTCAAAGGCGTACAAGATGAGTGCAGAGCGTTGCGAAGAGGTTATCAAGCCGTTCCTGCAAATCATTCTGGATGCGTCAGCGTATGGCTTCTCGTGGAACCACTCAGACGCTTATTCGTCCATCGGTTATATCTGCGGATATTTGCGCTACTATTACCCATTGGAGTTCTTAACAGCAGCATTGAATATCTTCGGAGACAATATGGACAAGACTGCTGACATTACAAGCTATGCCCATAAGGTCGGTATTCGAGTTACGTTGCCTAAATGGGGGCTGTCCAGAGGTGAATACTTCTTCGATAGAGAGCGGAAAATCATCGCCAAAGGTCTCACGTCAATCAAGTATATGAGCGCTGGTCTTGCCGATGAACTGTACAACCTTGCAGCAAAAAACAAGTATTCCTGTTTTATGGATTTGTTGAAAGACCTCGATGAAAAAACGAGTATTAACTCAAGGCAGCTTGATATTCTGATTAAGCTTGATTTCTTCTCTGACTTCGGCAATCAGCGTGAGCTGCTTCGGATGGTTGACCTGTTCTTTAATATCTTCAAGAGAGGTCAAGCGAAGCAAATCAAAAAGACTGAGGTTGATGGAACACCACTCGAAGAAATTGTGAAGCGATACGCGGTCGGTGTTACAAAGTCTGGTGGCGAAGCTAAGAGCTACACACTTCTTGATGTGATGTCAATTTTGCGTGGCGCAGAAGATGCGGTAAAAGCAGTTGGCATGGACGACCTAAGCGATATTATCAAAGTCCGTAACTTCTATGATGTGATGGGCTATATCGGATATGTGTCTGGCAATGAAGCGGACAGACGCAAGCTATACATAACAGATATGAAGCCACTGGTTCGGAGAAGAGATGGTGAGCAATTTGCTTACAGCGTCTTCACAAAATCAATCGGTAGCGGCAAGGAAAGTAGGTTCACGTTATTCAATCGTGAGTTTAAGAAAGAACCGGTTAAAGTCGGTGACATTATTTACTGTAAAGGCTACCAGCGCGATGGTGAGTATTTCAAGCTGACAGCGTATGACAAGGTTCTGTAATTGGAGGCGAAAACATGGAAGTGTTAACCGGAGACACATTGGCAGAAGCACTATTGTTCTGCTCTCAACAAGAGAATGTTTCAGTGTGTGTCGTACTTGATAATATGCGTAATACCAAAGAGCTGGTCGAGATTCTTTGGAGGGAAATAGAGTTGGGGAATCTTCCGGGATGGGTAATGCAAAGAGAATTTGATGTAGCGTCCTTCTCTAATACATACTCCATTCTAAACACGAAGAAATCATCCGCTATGTATTTCATTACCGCATATGACACGCAAAATTTCAAGGGGCGCACATTTAACCGCATCCTATACCTAAGTGACTTGAACACGGTCATCCTGTCTGAGATTGAACGCTGTGAACAGCCATTGCGGTTTACCGATGGAACATATGGCGGTGAGGAACTGGACGACTTCCTCAGTGGTTTCAAAATCAAACCTGCTGCTTCAACAGTAAGGGTGATATAAAACACAGATTTTATAAGTGCATAGGAGGTGCGAAACTTGTCAGACAAACGTGTCTGCAATTATTGCGGCAAGGAGCTTGACCTCTTTGACCTGCAGGAAGATTTCTCTATACATAGACAACATATCGGATACGGCAGTATCCATGACGGAGACAATGTTGATTTGCAGCTTTGCTGTGACTGCTTCGACAAGCTCGTAAGCGAGTGTAATGTGTCTCCAATTGAGGAGGTCGATGACGAGTGACGAGAGCAGAGTTCAACAATGCTTTGGAGGAGGCTCTTCAGAAAGCAGCGCGAGTACGAGCCTATACGGGTGGAGGATGCGAAATTGCGTTGATTGTAACGAGAGACGTTTATAGATTCCTCTCTGAACACGCAGGTGTCACGTTTGATGTTCGCAATACTGACCACGGTATTTATCGTGGGTACAGAATTGGCATTGTCAATGAGCAGGGGTACAGCGATATTCTCAAACCGGCTATGCTCGGAATGGAGTATTACAACGGCATGGAGGTAAATGACATTATCGTTGTCGGAGATGAGAACAGACTGTTCCAGCTTGAGAGCAGAGAACCGATTTGCTTCCGGGACATGGGGTTAACCGTCAGTTTTGGGAATGGCGCAAGAGCAACAGCTAATGCAACCGTAACGAATACCGTTGCTAATGCCATCAATGAGACAAATGCGGCGGGGGCAGTAACTGCTGCAGCGGTTAATGCCGCACGTCCAGTAGAAATGAACTATAGAGACGGGCAGTTGTTTGTCGATGGGATTCCGATTGACCTCCCGCTTGTAGACCTTGCAATGGAAGACCTCGTAGGAGTAACGACACCGGTAACGACACCGCAGCTTGATTGGAACGCCACTGGTCGTGCGACAGTTGATTGGTTCGGTGCTGTTCCGGTCGCTGCTACTGAACCCACACGACCGGTGCGAGCACAGAGAGCGGCACGTCCGAGAGCACCACGGGCAGAAGAACCGCTGAATCCCGGCGATACAAAAATGTTGGATGAGTTCCTTGGCAGTTTTGCCATTAAAGAAACTCTCCAGCACGCATAAGAAAAGTAAGAGGCTAAACATACTATGTGGAAGAGCCCAGAGTAAACACTCTGGAGCTCTTTTTTCGTAGACAGTAGAGAGGTAGAACAATGCGAAAAATTTTCACTATCTTCTTGCTGGTATCTATGATGTGCGTTTCAATCTGCGGATGCAGTAGCGCATCTGCCAGACAAGAAACGCTGTTGACCATTGAGGAGAAAACGGAAGTCGATGCGTTGGAAACCGCTATCACAGCGACAGACGCAAACCAGACAATTGAGGAACCCGAGGAGGTAGTACGCCACACGGAGGGAGTAGACGGCTTCTCTGATGATATTGATTATCTCAGCATAATGAAGCAGAGTTGCTTAAACGGTGATTATGAAGCGGGCGTGGTTGCAGAGAAAGCCAGAAACAAGAAAATCGATGGGCTCGGCTTAAACGTGACAAAGGTTTTCTTTGAAGACTTGCTTGAGCTATCAAAGATTATCACGGCAGAATGTGGCGACAAGCGTTTGCCCTTTGAGTGGAAGCTGGCTGTTGGCGAGGTGGTTATCAACAGAGCTGACTCGCCAGAGTTCCCAGATACAATCAAAGAGGTCATTCACGCAGAGGGACAATATGCTAACGCGAATACAGACTATTTCAGAAACCTGACTCCGTTTGAACCCTGCGTTGAAGCAGCAGCTCGCCTTTTAAGTGGCGAACGTGTTTTGAATGAGCCGTCAGTCGTATTCCAGTCTGGTGGGGTACAAGGTAGCGGCGTTTATCTTGAACTGTACAGCAGCTATTACGGCTATACCTATTTGTGTTATAGCAGTTACCCAGAACTTTACGGAGGTTAAGTAACAAATGGGAAAAGTAATTGTTCAAGATTATACATACAAAAAGCCAATCACGATGATTGGTGTAGAGGCTGGTATCTGCTGGGGAGCAAATACCAGTAATGATGAGAAGAATTATCTCAGAGGCATTGACTGTCTTGAGAGCGGACATGGGAGAACATTTGAGTTCCCTGATGTGTATTTGACTCTTGAAGGGTATTCGGCACGGGTCATCCGTGAGTGGTACACCCATATCGGCGGTCTGCCCACACGCCTTCAGGCGAGTACGCGATATATCGACTATGAACATGGTTTTGGATATGTTACGCCGCCAAGCATCGAAGGTAATCCAGAAGCGAAGGAAGTCTATGAAGATTTGATGGAACATATCAAATCATACTTAGAGAGCCTCGACACTATTGGTGTTCCTCGTGAGGACTCAGCATTAGGGCTTCCGCTTGGCATGGAGACGAAAATTGTGTGTAAGCACAATATGCGTAACCTGATGGATATGTCGCATCAGAGAATGTGCAATCGAGCCTACCATGAATACAGGGGGCTATTCAACGATGTATGCGATGCTTTGGGGAACTATTCGGAGGAATGGAAATACATCGTAGACCACTACTTCATGCCCAAATGCAAGCTCATGGGTTTTTGCTCAGAGAAAAAGACCTGCGGTATGATGCCGCGCAAACAATGAATGGGGCGCTTTCGGTTGCCGTTGTGATTCTTGCGGCTGTATTGCTATTCGGCAATGACGACAACCGACCAAGACCTGCTTGAATTTGGAGGTCTTATGAAAAGCAAGATACTGAACCCCAAACGTATGAAACAACTCATCGATTTCAAAGGGCTTGAACTTGATAACGGGATATACCCTACGGATATCGATGGGCTAATTGAGTATCACGACTCAGAATACATACTCCTCGAAGTAAAACACAAGGATGCAAGAGTACCATACGGGCAACGACTTGCTATCCAAAGAATGGTCGATGACTTTACAAAGGCTGGTAAGAAGGCAGTTGCAATTGTTTGTGAACACAAAGTGGATGATACAGACAAGCCTGTGGTTGCGGCATTTTGCAAGGTCAGAGAGCTGTACTACGGCGGCGAACACAAGTGGCGACCGCCAGATTCGCCAATGAATGTTCGACAAGCCATAGACAAATTCCGAAAGTATGCGAAGCAACACAAAGGAGGTTGACAGGTGAAAGTCATTACGATTTCTGGTAAAGCGCAAAACGGTAAAGACACCACTGCTGGATTGCTTAAAGCGGCTTTAGAAGCAGACGGATATAAAGTCTTGATTACCCATTACGCAGACCTGCTCAAATATATTTGCAAGCAGTTCTTTGGATGGGACGGACAGAAAGATGATGCTGGTCGGCATATTCTTCAATATGTCGGAACAGACATCATTCGGCAGAAACGCCCTGACTATTGGGTAGGGTTTGTTACATCAATTTTGGAGCTATTCCCAAATGAGTGGGACTATGTGCTGATTCCTGATTGTCGATTCCCAAATGAGATTGATTATCTCAAAGAAGCTGGATTGGACACAGTTAATTTGCGTGTTGTCAGAAAGAACTTTAAGAGTCCTCTCACCCCAGAGCAGCAAGCACACCCTTCTGAGACAGCGCTCGACGATGTTGAGCCAGATTATTACATAACGAATAACGGGTCAATGACTGACCTGAAAAGAAATGTCATCGATTGGTTGGTCGAATACCTTGGTTCTCACCAAATGACGATTGATGAACTGTAAGGAGGCTAAATGAAGCATCTGACAATCTTGGTTGACATGGATGACACGATTGAGTCACTGGCGAGTGCTTGGGTTGATTACTTAAATGCACGACACGGGACGACTACAAAGCTGACAGACATCACCGGTTGGGATATTTCTAAAGCATTCCCGACGCTCACGAATGAACAGGTGTACGCACCACTGTTTGAGGATGATTTCTGGGATTGTGTTAAACCAATTGATGGTGCATCAGAAACTTTGCAGAAGCTTATTGCAGATGGGCATAAGGTCTTGATTGTAACCACATCGAACTACCATACGCTCGCATCAAAAATGGAACGGGTGTTATTCAAATACTTCCCGTTCCTAACGTGGAACGATGTCATTATCACTTCCCACAAGCAGCTTGTGAAAGGTGATGTTCTCATCGATGATGGTACGCACAATCTTGAGGGTGGGAACTATTTCAAAATCCTTATGACTGCGCAACACAATAAAAAATATGATGCAGAAGCCAATGGGATGCTCCGTGTAGAAACATGGGCTGAGGTTTATTCAGCAATTACGCTTCTTGCAGAGGAAGACAACCTTAAAGGTTGGAAGGAGGTGCCAATGGCAATTACTTTGTACTCAACAGGATGTCCAAAGTGCAAGGTTCTGAAAAAGAAGCTGGAAGAAAAGGGTATCAAGTACACAGAGAACAATTCTGTGGATGAGATGCTGTCACTTGGAATCAGTCAGGTGCCCGTTCTTAGTGTGAACAATAAATTACTTGACTTCTCGACAGCAAATGACTGGGTGAACCAACAATAAGCGAAGGGAGATTAAGCAATGAACATTCCACTCAAAATGAACAGGGACTTTGAAAAGGCTATGACCACACTCAATGAGCGCTATGGTGAAGATTTCGAGTACCTGAACGGTTTCCACGAAACGCAACTGAACTTTTCGGATTTCATCGATGGCTTTATTGACAAGAATGTCGCCGACGTGACCATCGATGCCAATGCGAACGCATCCAACAAGGATATTCGCAGTCTTTTGAATGAAAAGGGTAAATCTCACGATAAGCTGTTCGCTTTCAACAAGATTTTCTATGAGATGAAGAAGCGCTACAACCTGAAAACAGCCCGTGAATGGCTTGAAACAGAGTATAACGGCGGGTTTTATCTGCATGATGCGTCTACTTCTACATATCTGCCGTACTGCTATGCCTATGACCTGACCAGACTGGCAACCGAGGGTCTTTTCTTCCTCAAAAACTACAATAATCAGGCTCCAAAGCACCTCACAACGTTCATGGATGACGTAATTGAGTATATCAGCTACATGAGCAATCGTAGTTCCGGTGCTGTAGGCATCCCCAACGTCCTTATCTGGACGTATTACTTCTGGAAAAAGGACTGTGAGAGTGGTCACTTCATTAAGAACCCCGAATACTACATCAAGCAGTGCTTCCAGAAGTTTATCTACCGCCTGAACCAGCCGTTTATGCGCATCGACCAGACTGCTTTTGTTAATGTGTCAATTTTTGACCGGAATTACATTGAGGCGTTGTTCGGCGGCGTGCAATATCCTGACGGAACATATGTGATTGACTGTGTTGAAGAGCTGATTGAGCATCAAAAGCTCTTTATGGAGGTCGTTTCGCAAATCAGAAGCGAGAATATGTTTACGTTCCCAGTGCTGACATACAGTTTGCTTTACCGTGACGGCAAATTCGTCGATGAAGAGTTCGCCAGATGGTGTTCCGACCACAATGTGACATGGAATGACAGCAACTTTTTCATCAGCGGCGATGTAAACACGCTGAGTAACTGCTGCCGACTGCTGTCTGATACTTCAAAACTCAACGCATTCATCAATTCGATTGGCGGCACAGCACTCTCCATCGGTTCTGTGAAGGTCAACACAATCAACCTCATGCGGATTGCGTTGGAAACTGAGTGTGACGAGAAAAAGTATCTTGCTCTGCTCAAAAAGCGTGCGTTGCTGTGTTGTAAGACACTCGATACTGTACGCCATATCATCCAGAGAAACGTTGAGAAGGGGTTACTCCCCAACTATCAGGATGGCGCGGTCGAGATGGACAAGCAATACTGCACAATGGGTATCCTTGGTCTGTATGAAGTCATCGAGGCATTTGGTTACACCAAGACGGATGAGTTTGGTTACATCAGTTACACCGATGAAGGCATCGCTTTTGCAAGCAAAATCTTTGAGGTGCTGAATGAGGTCAAGGACAACTTCACCGATGCTTACTCTTTCAACATCGAGAGTGTTCCTGCAGAGCGTGCGGCAGTTATCCTGTGCCAGAAAGACAACGTTCTGTACGACCACAATGACAAGTTCATCTACTCGAACCAGTGGATTCCGCTGTCTGCGAAATGCACCATTCAGGAGAAGCTCCGCCTCAGCTCAATCCTTGATGAAAAGTGTTCTGGCGGCAGCATCGCGCACATCAATTTGGAATCCAACTTCCCGAATACGGAAACAGCGTGGAAGATGCTGAACAAGATTGCTCAAGCTGGCGTGATTTACTTTGCGTTCAACACCCGTATCAACGAGTGCAAGAACCATCACGGCTTTGTTGGCACTGACCATTGCCCAGTATGCGGTGAGCCTGTCTTTGATACATACCAGCGCATTGTTGGGTATCTCGTTCCATCAAGGGCTTACTCCAAAGACCGTTTCCGTGAGTTTAACACAAGACAGTGGTACAGCTATGCGGAGGCTATGAGCGAATGAGAGTAAAGACAATTGTGGATGAAGACTTCACTAATTATAAAAAGCCAGCGATGTTCATTGGAACGATTTCTTGTGGCGGTAAATGCTGTATTGAAGCAGGTATCCCGTTGTCGGTCTGTCAAAATGATGGGTGGCGTGCAAGCGCCCCCATCAGTATTGACGACGAACAACTGTGCCTCCGGTATCTGAATAATCCGCTTACGGAATCAATCGTGTTTGGTGGGCTTGAACCGCTTGAACAATTTGATGAGCTGTGTTCGTTTCTTGAGGTTCTTCGCGGTCAATTCCAGTGCAAAGACGACGTTGTCATTTATACTGGTTACTACTTTGAAGAAGTCCCTGAATGGATTCAACAGCTTGCCACTTATGGAAATGTGATTGTGAAGTTCGGACGATACATCCCAAACCAAAAGCACATATTTGATGAAGTGCTTGGCGTCGAACTCGCTTCTGATAATCAATACGCAGAGCGGTTCGGCAGTTAAACATATTGGAGAAGGCATCAATGAAAATCAACATCAATCCAGACAAAAAGTTCGTTAACGATATGCGCAAAGCATTGAAAGACAATAATGGCTTCTGCCCATGCTCCCTCGAAAAGAACGAGGACACAAAGTGTATGTGTAAGGAGTTCAGAGAGATGGCAAGTGGAACCTGCCACTGCGGTCTCTATACAAAAACAGAGTAAAACGTCCAAACGAAAATAAGGAGGACATATGATTAAACGTACAATCAAGGAAACTGTCCGTGAGTATGACGCAGACGGAAAAGTTGTAAGAGAGACGGTCACTGAGACGACCGAGGATGACGACACTATGTACTTCCCGCAATTCCAAACCTACCAAGAAACAGTTAAGCCTTGGTGGGGTGAGCCGTCTTGTACTTGCAAAACAAATAGCTAAGGAGGACACAATGCAGAGAGTTGGAGCATTTGAAAAGGTCAGCTTTGAACAGTTCCGTGACGCGATGAAAGATGAATTCTATAGGGGGCAGGAATTGCCGCCTGCCATCGAAGATGACCTTAAAAAGATGTGGGAGGAAATTGCACTCCCCAGCAGAGCAACGACTGGCTCCGCCGGTTATGACTTTAAGGCACCATTTACATTTGAGATGCGCCCCGGCGAAACAATGAAGATTCCCACCGGTATCAGAGTGAAGATTGACGAGGGCTGGTGGCTCGGTTGCCTGCCGCGTAGTGGTCTGGGCTTCAAGTTCCGTATGCAGTTTGACAATACGATGGGCGTTATCGACAGCGATTATTACTTCTCCGACAACGAGGGGCACATCTTCGCCAAGATTACAAACGACAGCAAGAGTCAAAAGATTGTGCACGTTGAAGCCGGTAACGGCTTTATGCAGGCAATCTTCATTCCGTATGGGATTACATACTCCGATGATGCAACCGGCGTCAGAAACGGCGGTATGGGCTCCACGGACAGCAAGGCGTAAGAGGAACCACACATGAAAGACTCATCTTCGAAAGGTCTTGGATTGTGCGATGTACTCGCCGTAGTTTTTATCGTTCTAAAGCTGATTGGCGTGATTGACTGGAGCTGGTGGTGGGTACTTGCGCCTGTCTGAATTCCGGTTATTATCGTAGTCATTGCTTACATAGTAATCAGTATCGTTGATTAGGTTCCTTATTACTCAAGAGGTAGACATGGGGCTGGCTTCACTGCCAG